TTAATTTAAAAACCCCAATCTATTACAATTCAGCAAAAGGTCATTTTGGTAATGATACTATGCCTTGGGAAAAACTTGATATGGCAGATAAATTAAAATATCACTTAAAACTGTCAATGTAATTTTGAATAAAATCTGGGGGGTAGTTACTGTGAATCATTTTCTTAACTACTCCCTCTATTTTTTCCTCATGTGATAATCTTGGATTGGTGCTTAATCCATTTTCTATTGGATAACCAACCATATCGCTTGTTGGTAACTTATATTCTTTCTTCTCTTGCTCTGATTTTATGTTTTTTACCTTTTCCCATATTACTGCCAACAAACTTTCATCGTGCCATTTATATATCATTCCCTTATACCCCATATCTATTAGCATATTTGACATATATAATACTTGCCTTTGGTATGGAATATTTTCATTAGAATACATTTCAACAGCAATGTCATATAAGTTTAGGGGGTCAGCATTGAATGGATACAAATCTTTTAAATCTATAGTTGCAGTATATAGTGTACCTGAAACAATCCTTTCTTTTTGTTTTAAATTTGTGTAAAAAAATAACCTATTTTTTCCCCACCATTTCTCTGAACTTGTATATGAATTTTTACCAAAATGAGATGGATCTAGGTATTCCAAATCTGGCTCACCAAAATGATACAACTTTACATAATCACCTTCTACATCCAATTGGGAAAGCCAAAAATCATTGAATAACACTTCATCTGGTTTTTCTGGTAAATCATATGAGTTTTTAGTAAAAGATTCAATAATTTCTTTTATCCTTGATATTTGTTTTTTAATAATCATTAAATTAATTATTTAGGTATAAATATTAATGTTACCTTTTTCTAATGACTGAAGTCACACTAATATTGTGTTCTATATTCTTTGACCAAATTTCTATTGATTCGATATTGTCCTCCAAGTAAGCTTTTTCCTCGTTAGTCATATGATTTGAAATAATATTACTAGTGTTTTTAAAATTATTAAGTAAATCTAATGTTGTAATTAAATCACTTTTATCTATGTAGTCTGAATTTATACCCCACCTAGAAGTATGTAAATCTTCTATTATATAAATTCCCCCTTTCTTTAAATGCTTAAATAAACACCCAAAAGATATTTGTTGTTGCTTCATAGTGTGACCCCCATCATCAATAATCAAATCTAATTCATTATCAATGACAGCAACAGCATCTTCTAACTCCTCTCTATTTTCTTGATTGCCAATAAGAATTTTAAATTTATCATTGGGGTTAAAATATTTTGGGGTATCCAAATCCATACCATAGATATTAGTATTGGGAAAATAACTCTGTAATAATCTAAGACTACCACCATTATAAACCCCAATTTCCAACACGTTTGAAATTGAATCCAAACTCATAAATAATGGGTCATATACTGCTAAAAACCCATGTTGTAATTTATCTGTTCTAATGTTTCTCATATATTATATTATATTTAATTTACCTGTCAATCTGTCACACCAGCCTTTTGATTTTGAATAAGGCCAAACAACCCAATAATCTGGCTGCTTTGTTGTTTGGAAATCTCTCCATATTTTGCAATACTTATCTGAATCATTCATCATTGAATTTATCTCATTAATATCTGCATCTTTTCTATATAATGTGTTATCATTCTCATCATGGAATGCAACCACCCAATATTCATAATCCTTTTCTGGAACTGAATCATATTGGACATCAATGCAATGCCGAAATATAATTGAAAAACTATTTTCCCATTCTTCCTCTGTCTTATACTCCTCTTTAACTGGGGGGTTCTTCTTATCAATTGTCCATTGTTGAACAGCACGTTTGGAAAAATGAATACCAGCATATTTTTCATAATCTCTTAATGTTCTAACCGGACCAAAACCATATAATCCATCATGACCCTCTTGTTGAACACCATCAACCCCAAACAATCTTTTATTTAGATAATGTGCCCTATCATTACGTTTAACCCATTCCTTATCATCATCCCATTGTTTAACCTTTCCCTTTCTTGTATATTCATGATATATGATTGGAATATGGGGATGGAATAAATCATATCCCCAAGTATAAGCTCTAACTGCAATTGAAATCTCCTCACCATGAAAATAATATTCTGGATTATGCTGAACCTCCTTGGCAAATTGTCCAAGGGTAAAAGCATAATGTGCTGAATAAAATCTTGCTGGTATTGGTTTCTTTAATGTTTTCCATTCATCAATTGTTTCTGGCATAAAAAAGACATTACCTTCTGGAGCAAACCTATCAAAAACCATCCTCCAAGGGTCTTGTATCCTCCCTGCTGGGTCATTTGTTGGTTCATAAGAACAAGCATAGGAAGTTAATAAAGGCTTCTTATAACCATCTTTCTGCAAGCCCTTAATTATTTTTATTAATGTGTCATCCCAATCTTGATTAAAACGCATATGTGAATCAAGTTGAAGGGTATATTCCTCATCATTATATAATTGCTGAAGTAAATTTCTTGCCCAACAAGCACCCTTTGATTCATTATATGGAATATCCAATATTTTAAATCTTTTATCTTTTCTCCATTTATCAAGATTATCAAATCCATCCTCATCAGCATATTGCCTTGCAATGGCAAAAACAAGGTTCTTTGGCTTCTTTGCCTTATCCAGAATATCCTCAATGGTTTTAACTAATTCAGGGTCACGATAACTTGCAATTTGAACAAATATTTTCATATTTTTTATTATAATAATAATATATTTTATTTTGAATTAAATATTAATTCTCCCTTCTTAATTCACCAGCATAATGGTCAAACCTATGATGTTCAATAGGGGTCAATAATAATATTCCAGGCTTAATAACATTCTTAACTGTTTCTTGGTACATAAATGACATCCATGTATTTTCATAAGGATGGGCAAATTTTGTATCAATAAACATTTTTTTATTTCCAGCCTTTGTTATGAAATGTGTCCAGTTGCAATAATAAATCTCACCATCAGCATAAGGCAAAGCCTCCATTGATTTTATATTATTGAACTTTGTTCTTGGTGCATTTGGATCCAATCCTTGAATAGGTAGATTTGGTTTATCTGGCCAATTCTCAACCCTAACATTTTGCGGAACATTATACCAACTCCATTGTGTTGAATTGTCCCCATAAAATTCACTAAAATTAATCTTTAAGAAATTATAATTCTCCTTCTGAATAATATTCAAACACTTGTTATATAAGTTGGGGGTATATCTATTAAATCCATTTCTGCATACCTCACCTGGTTTCTTATAGAAGTTCATATCATCCTCAGAGAAAATCATCACATCCAAATCAGAATCATTAAAATGCTCCGCAATGAATTGCCTTCCACCACATATTCCAAGATTATCTTTCTTTATATGCTCAAATCCATACAACTCACATAACTCAATATATCTTGGGGTTGTTGATAAATCTGTTGAATTATCCAATAAATATTTCTGCGTCTTATCAATAAAATTTGCATCATAATCTAACATAGATTTAATCAATGTTTCAAATTGGTTGGGGGAATTAAACCCTATTACATATAAGCCAACTTTTGATGTATCCAAAGGCGTGCTATTTATCATTTTATTCTCTGATTTTATTTCCAATACATCATTCTTTAAATCCTCAAAAAACTTTCCAAACAAACCATTCCCATCAATCTCAAAATAATTTATTAAATCTGAATGTTTATATGTCATTATTGAAAATAAGGATTCCTCTGTACCCATATAACCCTGACCTAATGTATCCATTAATAAGCCATAATATATTGAATTAATATCACTTATTGTGTTTTTGGGTCCACCAAAGAAACCACCTCTTGCCACTTTGTTAACTGGTTTGCCAACAATAGATACCATCTTATTATAATCAAAACCATGTATTTCACTTGTTGTTTCATATGGAAAACAAACAAAACTAAATTTTGATATATATTTTGGCAACATATCCAAAACCTTATCATGAGTGAAATATCCAGGGTGAACTGTATTTGTTAATCCAGCATCAATCCAAAACACATATTCTGAATTAAACGGATCCATAATCTTTGCATCATGCAACAAGAACATCTTGGACATAACTAGGGGATTATAATATTCTAACTTTGCTTGTGTGGATTCTTCTAACCACCCAGCTTGTTGATACCATTGGGGGTTTGTTCTTATTTTTTGGATTAAATCAAAGTAATTATTATTTTTAAACCAATCCAAATTTCTTTCAATAAAAAAAGTATTATTCTCACTTCTATGTTGAAAAACAAATTTCTTTAATTCATTATCACCAAATACAATTAAATTATTATCAACACTTAATAATTGTTTTAATTTATCCAAATAATGATTATATGAGCGATTCCAACCATCACCCAATGAATCTCTTTTTATATCCCAGAGTCCAGTTACTAATGTTAATTTATTCATATTTAATCCAAATGTTTGTATTCATCAAAAGTAAAAACACACCAATGTTCAGACCTTTCATCATATCCATTATATGATTCCCCAACATATTCATAATCTTTTCTTTTTATTGGAAAATTTCTTTTATTGATGGAATCATGTATAAAAATATTATCACCAATTATAGGCGTTACCATTGTATTTAAAAAAGATTGATCTGTTTGCCATTGATTTGTTTTTGGCCAATTATCAATTAATTCTTTCATATTATTTAAAACTCCTTTTTTTGCACCCCACATGCCACCCATAATTCCATTATGGAATGGGTGGTCTATCATATTATGAAACATTTTATCTGAATTTATAAATTCATCAACACATAACTTTTCTCTAATTGATAATCTTGAATCACAATCTCTTGATAACATAACATCAATATCATTATCACCAATAGGTAAAAACCTCCAGAACATAGAATTCCACTCACCTTGCTCATTCATAATTACAATCTCTGTGTTATTCATATGTTTTAATTCATCCACAATTTCAGTAGGGGTTGAAAGACCAATATAATATCTACATATCCAATTGGAGTAAATTGTACTAGCTAATTTAGCATTTTTAATTGCACCCAAGGTATATTTTGGATTATCACCCCACAAGGAAAAAGATATTATTTTTTTATTTACCATTTTTTAAATCAAAATTTTCATTTTTTCTTGAATTATAAATATTCTCATCTTCTTGATTATGCCCCCAACTTTTTAAGGTTGTTTCATCTGAATCCCAATTATGGTTGAATGCTATGATTTCAGAAAAAATGTATCTATCTAAAATTTGAGCAACCTCAGTATATTCATTATCCGCATAAATACTCTTATACACAGGATTATAAATGTATTTAAATCTATCATAATATTTCTTTCCCATTATACACCAAACATCAAGAAGATTTGCCCATCTAGTTGTATTGAAATGTATAATAGTATCTGTACCATTTTCTGATGTTTCAATAATGTTTCTTATTATCTCATCATATTCCATAACTTGTGGAATCATATCATCAGCTATTAAAATTAAAATATCATAATCCTCATCACTTAAATTTGCATTTATTGCTTCTATTTTATTTTTGCTTTGACCATAAAATATTTTAAAATCAATATTTAAAGTTTTTATAAAGTTTTTAATATCATCATTATTCATTGTATCATCATCTTCATCAAAAGTGAATATGAATTTGTATTCATTTTTATTTGACAAATGCATTAAATGTAATTGCAATGTTTCCTTGAATTTATTTGACCTCCCTCTGGATGGAAATTTGAATAAAAATTTCATTAATCATATGTTTTTAAAGGATTATTTTTAATAAATTCATTTGCAATATTTTTAAGAATTGGGTTTTCTAATTCTTGGTGATTTATATGTGTAACCATTATATTTTCATCATACATTTGCAAATTGTAATTATTGGTATATGTTGATGTTCTAAATATGGTTGGGGTATTATTTGCCTCATCTTGGCCATGATTAAACCAAAATCCATTAATGCTTTCATTATTGTTTAGATTATTTATCATTTCTTTAAAGTTGATATCATTATTCAAGAATACCCAGCCATGTTCTAAATGAATAAAATATTTTGTTTTAATTAACTCTAATAATAAATTATTTCTATTGTTTTCAGTAGAAAATCTAATATCACAATTTATTGATTTGTTTCTATTTTTGAAATAATCATATACTTGAATAATGCTATTGTGAGATGCTGAATAATCCAATATGTCATATATAATTAGAAATCTGCATTTCTCTATGGTTGGGGGAATTGACATTAATGAATATCTTAAATGTGATATGAAGTCATTGATAAATTTACCTGTTATCACAACTGTTATTTCTTGTTCAATTTGATAAGTATCATATGTAAGACTTTTATCTGTAACATAATTATAAATATAATTATAATAATTTCCCTCTATCATAACATTATAGTTGACAGGTTCTCTTGGTTGTAATGTTGATACTAAATTAACACCATGATGAATGGTTAATGGTATGGTGGTCAAAGATGTGAATCCTCTTTGATTCAATAGTGGTAAAAAATCATCTATAGCCAATAAATCACGTCCATAATTTAAATTATCTAAAATGTATTTATATGCCTTCTTTTTAATGAGATAAGCCCAAGCACCTGTACTTTTAGAGTTAATTGCCAAATTATTTGTTATAGGTATTAAATAAGTTCTTGGGTTGCAGCCAAACAATATAACATCCCAATCAACCAAATTTAAATCATTAACAACACTAGTTAAACAATCATTTAAATTAAGTGTATTGTGAGCAAATTTACATTCATCATATATCTGAAAATCATCTTCAAAAATCATTACTGTTTCAATATTTTCATCAAAACATTTCTGTAATATTGCCAAATGAGATTTGGTGCAAGAGTATTGATGCCAAGAATCAGTCAATGCTGGGAATCTTTCTAATCCATTAATATTATATTTCTCAATTTGTTCCTCAACCCTAACTCTCCTATCTATTGAGTTATCCAAATTAATGTAATATCCTTTTTCAGCTATTATATGGTTTATTATACTAAACATATATATTAAATTAAAAATTACCACTTATCTTATCACACCAACCTTTAGATTCACTATGAGGCCAAACAACCCAATACTTTGGCTGCCTTATCGCATTGAATTCCCTCCATATTTTACAGTAATGGTCGGGGTCATTTAACATTCTATTAATTTCATCCTTATCTGCGTCTTTTCGATATATTGTTTCATCATTCTCATCATGGAATGCAACCACCCAAAAATCATAATCTTTCTCTGGAACTGAATTATAAGACACATCAATACAATGTTTAAATATGCTTGAAAATGAATTTAACCAATCTTCCTCCGTTTCATAATTATATGTATTTGGGGGGTAAGAATGTTTTAATGTCTCCTCTTGAATAGCCCTTCTTGAAAATAAAATCCCAGCATACCTCTCATAATCCCTTAATGTTCGAACAGAACCAAATCCATACAAACCATTATGACCCTCCTGAACCAAGCCATCCATCCCAAAAAGTTTCTTATTAATTAAATGGCTTTTATTATTTTTATCAACCCACTCCTTATCATCATCCCATTGTTTTGTTCTGTTCTTTCTTGTATATTCATGATAAACAGTTAATCTATGTGGATGAAATAAATCATAACCATGTGTATATGCTCTTGCAGCAATTGAGATTTCTTCACCATGAAAATAATATTCTGGGTTATGCTGAACCTCCTTTGAAAATATGCCAAGTGTGAAACAAAAATGTGCAGAATAAAATCTTGAAGAAACTGGCTGACTTAAATTTTGCCAATTTTTAATAGTATCAGGTAAAAAAAACATTGCACCTTCTGGAATGAATCTATCAAATAGCATTCGCCAAGGTTCTTTTGACCTTGCCTCTGGATCATTATCTGGGTCAAAAGAGGATACATACCCTGTTAATAATGGTTTTGGGTAGCCAGATTTTTGAAGTTGCTTAATCATTTTAATTAAAATATCATCCCAATTTTGTTCAAAACGCATGTGGGAATCAATCTGTAATGTATATTCTTCATTATTATATAATTGTTGAACCATGTTTCTTGCCCAACAAACACCTTTTGTTTCATTATATAATATATCAATAATTTTGAATCTCTTATCTTTTCTCCATTTATCTAATGTGCCAAACTTATCATCTGGGTGGTATTGTCGTGCAATTGCAATAACTAGGTTCTTGGGGTTTTTTGCATTTGAAATTATATCTTCTATGGTTGATTCCAATAAATAATCTCTATAAGATGCAATTTGAACAAATATCTTACTCATTTAAAACATTTAATATATTAATATTAAAGTTTTTTACAATAAAGTAAATATTCTACTTTATGTATGGGTTTATTAAATTATATTTTGTTTTTAATATATTAAAATTATGCCTTATTTGACCAGCATTTAAGGGTTCAACATACATTCTAAATGCCCCCATATCACCTATTAAACTACCCCCAAATTCTTCTTCAAGAGTAATATTTGTGGTTAAACCAGAATATGATGTATTATTTAGTATATCAGTTGGTAATAATTCTGGGTCTTGTATTAGGGTGTTATTTGTACATGAACTTAATGTAAGAGAATCTTTAAGCCCTTGTGTGCCACCCCCAACTGAAATATTGAAGGGGACGCCAATTTGTCTTTCTTTTAGAGTATTTAATGGTCTTGGGATAATTTCCTCAAAATTATCAATGATGAAGAATATTTTACCATTTATGTATATTCTTAAATTTCCATTTCTATATTTTTTTGTATTAATCCATGATTGGTCAAAATTAACAACTTCAATGCTTGCATTTGTTTCACCACTTAATTTTGGTTGTATTAATTCAATGCTTCTATTGGTTGTTGTTGCAGTATATTCCCTTGAGACTAATAATCCTAACCCCCCAAGTTCTTTTAAATCACAATTTTCAATTAGTCTATCTCTAACAAATACTGCGTCAATTTGAACCCAATTTTCATCTTGGATATATGTTGTATTTTTAAATTCATCAAATATTCCTTTTGTTGAGCACCATTGATTTATAGTTGCACCTGATGTTTCGCAAGTTCCTGTTAGGGTGAATGTTTTTACACAAACTATTGGGTTGCCAGAATTACCACTTAACTGAAGTGATAGTGCATTTGAAACAGAATCATATAAGGGATTTGGTTCATTAAATATAACATCTTTATCTGGATTTGTTATTCCTGTGATTGGATATACCTTATTACAAGTTGATGCTGAATATGTGGATGCTGAATAATTTATATCACAATTGCAAGTATCCCAACAAGTTAAGCCAGATGTTGGTCTTGTATATGCACTATATGACACTGGATGTCCATCAGCAAAATGATAAAACTTATTTTCTGCTCTTGCACCTAAATAAAAGAATGTCCCCTTATTTTTTGGATATCTTACATTCAAACCATTTGTATCGCCTGTCCATCTATATTTTAATACAAATTCTGCTGTCCAGCCAAGATTTGGTCTTTCTGGGAATATTTCATAATCATAACCAAATAATCTATAAAATCCTTGATAAAATGAACCATTTAATGATGAATATTTGAGACTTGATGTTGTTCCAGATGTTATATTATAAGAATAACTATTATCATTATATATTCTATTTGTGCTTGTTGTGAACCCTGTTATGGGGTGTAATTTTAATCTTCTATCAAATTTATACCTATTATATATATCATTTGTATTTGTATATAAACCATAATTTATTTCAATGGTTTGACCAGAAATAACATTGGTTAATCCATTATCAATTCCGGTTAATCCAATATCACATATTGAAATTTTATTTTGGTATGTATTTGCTGTTAAATTATAATTTTCTGGATTATAATAATTTTTTGAAACAATAACATCTGTTGATGAATATCCACTTGAATTACCAGAATAGTTAAAATCAAAATTGAATGGCATCCTATTCCCATCATTCTCAGCAATCAAATTTGATGAAAATACAGTTTCCTCATCAAAATTCAACTCATCCGAAGCCAAACTTATATCAATAATTTCATTTACAGGTCTAAATCCAATCTTATTAAAATTATATTGATTAATATTTTGATAACTCATTTATATTATTATTATAATAAATAGTATTTAGTGAATATTTATGAATAAAAGTCAAATGATAAATATTAACGAAGAATATTTTAATTCACCTTATTATTTTTTAATTAGAGAAAAGATTGATAAATATTCACTATATTTCTCAATAAATGGCACATTGTCCGAAGCAAGAGATAATGATGAAGTTGTTCACTTTGATAAAAAAAATATTAAAAAAATAAAAAATCACTTAAATAAAATTGTTAAAACCAAAAGAAAACCAACAACAAAGAAGTTAAAAAAAGAATTGGAAGAATTGGTTGATGATGATGGTTCAATGCTAACATCAAAAATCCCCATATTAAATAATACGCAACATACTCATAGAACAATGGATCAAATTGTTCCAGCAACAAGGCAAACAAATGACCCTGTAACTCGTGGATATAGAACATATTATGGTGAGGGGATTGAAGAGATTGATATGTCCAACGCATTTGGCTATGAGGAAACAAAAAATCTTGATGGTAAAAAAACATATAAATATTTGGTCGATAAACTTGATGTTGAACCTGATGAGGCAAAACAAAGAACAAAAGAATTTGGTAAAGACCCCTCTGGAAAACTAACTAAAAAGAAAAAGAAAGGATCCATTGATAAAATGACCTTATCTGAATTTAATAAAATGGTTGAAGATTTGGTTGTATCAAAAAGAAATGGAGATAGTGATTTGCAGTCATCAAAAGATGAAACAAATCCAATTATCAAAAAGAATATTAAAATGTTGAAAACCCAAGCAGAGAAAAACGGATTAAACATAAATGATTTAATAAAAATGCTAAAAAGTGAATAGTAAACTTTATAATAGACCAATTCCCTTTCCGCCAGAAATGAAACAACATTTAATGATGTGTATGAATTCTGTTGGACAAATTCCCCAAGATAGTCAAGGTTATAAAAGGAATAAAGAATTGCAAGGGAAAAATACAATATCATATACCCAAATGAAAAGAATAAAAAGTTATTTTGATACTTATAAAGGTGATTTTAAGGATGCTGAATTTATTTTAAATGGTAGTCTTAAAATGAAATATTGGGTTGAACAAACATTAAATCAAATGAGAGCAAATGTTAAAATGACCCAAAGAAATAGAACAAATGCTGGTGAATCAAATCAATTTATTGATTCACATGATAAAGATGATACCAATGTTAGACCATCAGAAACACATAAAAAGGCAACAGAAAGGCATGCTTCCTCAATACCAAAAATAACAGAGGAAATAAATAAAATAAAAAAATTAATAAAATATTAAAATTATGGGAGATGAATTAGCAATTGATTTAAGCCAAAATATTGAAAATAATTTGAGCAAATTTGCAGAAGAGCAAAGAGCAAAGCTATTACCAAAAAATGAATATAAGGATATAGCATTTGAATATTCATCAAAAAATCCAAATGCCCTTGGGGATGGCGATGGAAAAGGTAGGGGCAATGGTATTTTCCTTGATACTCATACACCAACAATTGGAACACAACTAGATGTTACTGAAAGAAAAAGTGAAATAAAAATAAATAAATTTAAGGAAAAAAATCCATATCCAGATTTTAAGAAATGAAATTAACAAATACATTAAAATCATTATTAACAGAAATTGCTTCAATTGAATCAATTGCTTCAGCAATAAAGGGTAGACAAGTCTGTGTCGTTTATTATGATGGTGATGAGCCAGGGGGTAAAGGATTAAGACTAATTGAACCTGTTTGTCTTGGTACAACCAAAGGTGGGAATAGAGCAGTTAGGGCATATGATATTGAAGGGGCTTCACATACTGGTTATTTGGGGAAACAAATTCTACCCGGTTGGAGGATATTTAGATTGGATAAAATAATGTCATTAAATCCATCAGGTGAAGTATTTACAACCCCAAGAGAAGGGTTTAACTTTAATGGGGATAAAACTTTCAGAGGTGGTGTGTGCTTGGTTAAAGCAGAATTTGATGGGGATTATAATACACCAGAAGATGAAATAAATATTACATAAAATACCAAATAAATATTACATAATATGGAAAATGATTTAATGCAAAAACTAATGAAATCCAAAGCAATAATGGATGTTCACAACAAGTTACCAAGAAGTGGTAACGCAATACCAACGGGTGATAATGTTGATTTTTCAATACCAAATGCAAGATATAATATACCTGATGATATACTATCTGAAAATGAAATGACAGCACCAGTTATGCCAATAAGAAATATTGAAACCCCCTCTGAAGATGCAATAAAGAAATCAAGATTGCCAGATGAAATTAAAAGGATTATGCTGGAACATCCAATTGCACAAGTTCAGCAACCTATTGGTAGAAATATTTTAACAGATGAGATGGTTGAAAAAGCATCAAAATTAATGGGCAATAAACCAAAACAAAATATAGTAGAACAAAAACAAGTATCAAACACACAAATAGACGCAGAATATATTAAAAAAATTGTAAAAGAAACAGTTAAATCAACCATTAAAGAAATGGGGTTATTAACAGAAAGTACAGAGAAGTCAGATGAGTTTTTCCAATTTAGGGTGGGGTCACATATTTTTGAAGGTAAAATACAAAAGATTAAAAAAATTAAAAGTTAATTAAATAATTATTTTGTTTGTAAAAAGCAATATGCAATCTCTGCATATTGCTTTTTTTTTTGATTTTATTTATTATATTTAAATATAAAATATAAAAATGAGTAAACAAATAAAAGTTTTAGTAGTCCCATCTGACCGCTCTGGGGTTGGAAAATTCCGCTCAATTGACCCCCATCTTTTCTTACAATCAGAATATTCTGGTGAATTTCACATAGATATTGATTATGAACCCCCAATGGATGATATGAACTTTTGGAAGAATTATGAAATTGTTGCTTTCCATAGAAGTATTGGTCATGATTTTGATAAAGCAAAGAGCCTTATATTAACATTAAATAATATGGGTATAATTACAATTTGTGATATTGATGATTATTGGATGCCAACAAAGGATCACCCAATACATGAGATTATAAAAATTCATAAAATAAATGAAAAAATAATTGAAAATTTAAAAGCAGCAAAATATGTTACAACAACAACAAAATTATATGCAGATTTAATCAAAAAATATAATAAAAATGTTTTTGTGTTTCCAAATGCTATAAATCCAAATGACCCCCAATTTAATGAGCCAACCCTTGAATCTGATAGGGTTAGAGTGGGTTGGCTTGGTGGGTCTAGTCATCAACATGATTTAATGATTTTAGATAAACCATTTAGTTCATTAACAAAATATTCAAATAAATTACAATTTGTATTATGTGGATTTGATACTAGGGGTTCTGTTACTGAAATTAATTCTGAAACAAAAGAGCAAAAGAAAAGAAATATTAAACCAGAAGAAACTGTATGGGCAAGATATGAAGAAATATTTACACAAAAATATTCTACAATAAGTGAGGATTATAAAAAATATTTGTTTAAATTTGTACAAGAACCTTATGATAAAGAAAATAATGAGGCTTATTTAAGAGTGTGGACAAAACCTGTTACTGCATATGCTAAGAATTATGCAAAATTTGACATATCTTTAGCACCAATAAAGAATCACATTTTTAATGAAATGAAGTCGCAATTAAAAGTAATTGAAGCTGGGTTTTATAAAAAAGCATTAATAGCCTCAAACTTTGGTCCTTATACGATTGATTTGAAACATGGATTAGATAGAGGTACTTTTGTAAAGGGGGGGAATGCTTTGCTTGTTGATGCTGATAGGAATGGGGTTGATTGGGCAAAGTATATTGAAAAGTTACTGAAGAATCCCAACTTAGTACAAGACCTTGGAGAAAATTTATATGAAACAGTAAAGGATACATATTCCTTAATTACTGTAACAAAAAATAGAGCAGAATTTTATAAGTCACTAATTAAATAACTACAACATGATAAATGTACCTTTAAACAAAATCTTATTCCTTGACATTGAAACTGTTGGTTGTGAAGCCAGTTTTGATGCCTTAAAAACAAACAAACCTGAATTAGCCTTTCAGTTTGAAAATTATTATGATTGGTTTGAAAAAAGATTTCCAGAGGATGGTGCTGATGGTTTTGATTCTATGTTTCATAATCGTTCAGCACTTGTTTCTGAGTTCCTAAAAATTGCTTGTGTTTCTCTGGCATTTGTTAATGATGATGGGTCAATTAAAATGCAATCATTTTCTGGAAAAGACGAATTGGATATTCTTAAAAAAACCCAAAAGGTTCTTCAAAAAGTTGGCTCATTAAATTATTTCCTTTGTGGCCATAATGTTAAGGGATTTGATATTCCAGTATTGGCTAAGAGAATGATGATTAATGGACTGATGCCCCCAAAGATTTTACCAAGTTTTGATACTAAACCTTGGGAAGTTAAAGCAATAGACACAAAAGACATTTGGCAATATGGTCAATTTGGTTCAATTGCATCTTTAGAGTTAATGTGTGTTAGTCTTGGTATAGAATCATCAAAGAATATGGATGTTACAGGTAATAAAGTACATGACGCATATTGGAATGACAACAATATTGAAGGTATTACAAAATATTGTGAGAGGGATGTTGAGGTTTTAATTGATGTAATTAAGAAACTTTTAATTTTAAAATAAGGTATGAAGGTCTGGGTAAATGGTTGTTTTGACGTTTTACATATTGGGCATATTCATTTGTTAGAATATGCAAAAAGTTTTGGTTATGTATTTGTTGGGTTAGATAGTGATATGAGAGTTAAAGAATTAAAGGGTAATGATAGACCCTTTAATTCTTTGGATGCAAGATTTAAAGTAATGTCCTCTTTAAAATATGTTGATGAAGTAACTTCTTTTGATTCTGATACTGAATTAAAATCAATTTTGGCTTACTATCAACCAGATATAATGATTATTGGAGATGATTATAAGGGGAAAGAAATAATTGGTCAAGAATTTGTTAAAGAGGTTGTTTTCTTTGAAAAAACACCTAATATTAGTACAACTAAAATATTAAATAACAATAAAAACTAAAAAAAATGAGTTTAGGAAATGATTTTGATGATTTATCGCAAGAAGAAATTGAAAGATTGCAAAATCTTATGAATGAACAAGGTGATGATGATGATATTAATGGACTTTTGGAAATGTTTGGCATTTCACCAGAAGAATATGGTACATTATTTGAAACTGCAATGAAGGTAAAAAACCTTGGATATAAAAAAGTACATCCAGATGCAATTGAACCATTTTATAATTATGAAAAAGATTCTGGATTTGACCTCTGTTCAGTAGAAGAAGTTGTATTAAAACCCCTATCTAGGCTAATGGTAAACACGGGGTTGGCCTTTAATATACCAGATGAACATGAAATACAGATTAGACCAAAAAGTGGATTAGCAATCAATTATGGGGTTACTGTATTGAACACACCATCTACTATTGATGGGGGTTATGTTGGGGAAGTTAAGGTAATTTTGTTTAACACATCAAGAGAAGAGTTTCATATTAAGAAAGGAACAAAGATTGCACAAGCAGTATTGTGTCCAGTAATACAAGGCAAATATGTTAATATAGAAAATATTGATGAATTACCCCAAACAGATAGGGGGGATAATGGTTTTGGATCAACAGGAATACAATTATAATAAATTATGGAGTTAGTTTTGATAGGGGCTGGTGGGTGTGCTAATGAGATTAGAGCTGAAATGAAAAATAATATAAAATGTTTTGTTGAAGATACTTTCTTTAATGAAAATAATGATAATATTTATCCTTTATCCAAATTTGATCCAAAAAAATATATTGTTTTAGTTGCAATAGGTGATAGTAAATTAAGAAAAAGTTTAGTTGAAAAATTACCAAAGGAGACTATATATACAAAATATATTAGTCCTTCAGCACAAATTTTAAATAAAAACATTGAATTTGGCGAAGGTAGTATTGTTTGTTCAGGTGTGATTATTACAACTAATTGTAATTTTGGTAAACACACTCATTTAAACATACATACATCAATAGGTCATGATTGTAAAATTGGAGATTATTTTACAACTGCTCCTGGTGCAAGAGTTTCAGGAAATTGTAATATTGGAGATGTTGTTTATTTGGGGACTAATTCTAGTGTAAAACAGAAGATTAATATTTGTGAAGAAGTTGTAATTGGTTCAAATGGTTGTGTAGTGAAAGATATAAATAAACCTGGAACTTATGTTGGAGTTCCTGTAAAAATAATTAAAAATGGCGCAAGGAGTTTATAAAATAACTGAAGACTTTGAGAAAAGTATATGCGATTATACTGGAGCACCTTATGCAATTGCTTTAGACAATATGAGTAATGCTCTTTTTCTTTCATTGTATTATGAAAAAAACATTAAAAAATCATTGGCCACTGATTATGTAGATTGCCCTTCAAGGACATATCCTTCAGTTCCTTGTGAAATAATTCATGCAGGGTTAAAAGTTAATTTTACACCTGTAGAGGGTAACACAACTAAAGGCTCATATAGGTTAAACCCAACAAATGTGATAGATTCTGCCCTAAGATTTACTGCAAATATGTATATACCAGAAACTCACATGTGTGTATCATTCACAGGACCATACAAAACATTGAAATTGAGTAAAGGCGGTGCAATTTTAACAGACAATCTGCATGCTGCTATGTGGTTCAAAAGAGCAAGGTTTAGTGGTAGAAGAGAATGTTCTTATCATGATGATTATTTTGATATGTTAGGTTGGAATTTTTATATGATGCCAGAACTTGCAGCAAGAGGATTATTGATGATGAGTCAATTTTATAACTTGAATGGAACAAAAAAACATAATGAGGATTTGGAATTACCATATCCTGATTTATCTACTTATGAAATTTATAAAAAATAATTTTAAAACATTAAAAAAGTATGAAAGTTGCAAAACTAATAATGTCGTGTGATGATTCATATTACCAAGACTATTGGCCTGTGGTTGCCAAGGTTTGTAAAAAGCAATTAGGAGCAACTCCAGTATTATTTAAAATAGGAGAAAAAGAAACTGATTTTTATTTTGATGGAAACGGATTGGTTAAGGAAGTCAAAGCCCTGCCACAAATTCAAATAAGTATTCAAGCTATATTCTATAGACTATATGGAACTAAGTTTTTTCCAGATGAAGTTTGTCTAATTTCTGACATTGATATGATGTTGTTTAGTTATGACTATTTTCAAAACACAATAAAAGATTTTGATGAGGACAGCATTGTGGTATATTCTAGTGATGCGTATGATTTAGAAAGGAATGATTCTAAAGGATGGTTTGATTCTAATATTTTTGCAATGTGTTATAACGCAGCAAAGGGTAAAATATTTGAAGAAATTTTTAATTTGGAAGGCAGTTTCTCAGATTTTTTTGATCGGTTAAGTAAATTTAAATACAAAAAAATATTAAAGTGGTATGGTGACGAAATATATTTAACCAAAAAAATTGAAGAATTCTCGGATAGGTTTCAGGTACATAAATTAAGACGCGGTTATGAGGAAGGATTTTTTCTTAAAGACAGAATTGAAAAGTGGCATTTTCCAATAGACTATGTTGACAACCAAATGAAATCACTTAACGCACGTGATGGTAGTTATGATGAAAAACTGCTAAAAGAAGGATTTTACTTAGATTGTCATTGTGTAAGACCTTTTGATTTACATGAAAAAGAAATTAATTATGTTGCGGATATGATCACATGTAGACAAAATTTAATCCAAACTATTCCAGGTCAAGATTATAGTACAGTAAATGACAGATGTTTAATTCATAATGGGGATGTAGTGGATATAGGTTGTTTGAATTGGGATTGGAGTAATTTTTTTATTGGGAAGAAAAGAGTAATTGGTGTCGACCCCTTTGAAAATCAAATTAGACACACAGAGCTTTTCAAAGGAGTAATTGGTAAAGAAGATGGCATCATAAAAATGAAAAACAAAGGTATAAACACATCTATGATTAACTCAGAGGATGGGGAAGAGGTAAAAGTTAAAACATGGAAAAATTTTTGTAAAGAATTCTCAATAAACAAAATTTCATTATTGAAAATCAATATTGAAGGTGCAGAATATGATTTATTAGATAGTTTTGATAATCAAGATTTTGAAAATATTGACCAAATAGCTATAAGTTTCCATGATTGGATGATTCCAGAATGGAAATCAAAAACAGAAAAATCTTTAAGTGTTTTAGAATCAAAAAATTTTTCTTTACAAAAAATAAATAATCCTTGGAATTGGTTTTTAGCAACCAAAAAAGAATTCTTAAATGAAAAATATCAAAATAAGAAAAAAAATGAAATCCACATTTCTTTTTTGGATACTCCACAATTAGAGATTAAGGGCAATACGTTAAAAAATTACTATGTTGAATTTTTGGACGAGAATGACAATGTTATTTATTCTTCAGAAATTAAAACAGGTATGTGGACATCTTGTAATAAAAAACACTATAAAAAATGGAAAATTAAGATTAATGGTAAAATTGTCCACGATTTAAACAATACATTCATTCCTTACAATAATGAAGTGATGGTTTACATTGATAATTGCTAGTTTTTTCAATGAAATAAAAAATAATAACAATATGATAACAATAGGATTTTCAACAAGAAAGAGCAATCCAGCATTTATTGAGCAAGTTAAGAAAACAGTTGGCCCAAAAAATGTGGAAATTATTGAGGTAATTAACAATGGTGAAAAATCATTGGCAAAAGTTTATAATGAAATACTAAATAAGGCAAAGAACAACATTGTTGTTCTTTGTCATGATGACATCATTTTTGAAGATAAAGGTTGGGGGAATAAATTAATTAAGCACTTTGATAAAACCAATTTTGGCATATTGGGTATTGCTGGCACAACTAGTATGCCATCATCTGGTATGTGGTGGGAAGAAAGAAATAAGATGCTTGGTATTGTTAACCATAAGCATGAGGGTAAACAATGGGAATCCAAGTATTCAACCTCATTAGGTAATGAGGCAGAAAAGGTGGTAATTGTTGATGGCTTGTTTATGGCAATTCATAAAGATAGAATTAAGAGCAATTTTATTGAAGATTTTGATGGATTTCATTTCTATGATATATCATTTTGTTTTGAAAACTATATGCAAGGGGTTAATATTGGCGTTTTATATAATATAAAAATAACTCACTTATCAATTGGACAAACAAATGAGAAATGGGAAGAAAATAAAATTAAATTTGCTGAAAAGTATGCAGATAACTTGCCAGTTAAATTACCCCATAATGGGAAAAGAAAATTAAATGTTTTAATATCTTGCTTATATTTTAAAAACTTCACAGGATCTGAATTATACGTATATGAGTTAGCTAGAAACTTATTAAATCAAAATTGCAATGTTACTGTTGTTTCAGATATAGGGGGGTCATTAACAAAGATGGCAGCAAATCTTGGAATTAATGTTTTTCACATAAATGAACCCCCAGGTTTTAAATTGGGTGATGGTAAGTGGGGTGTCAATACTGAGGAGGGTTTTAAAGTTAGTGAAGAGAATATGCTATATTCTGTTGCACCAGTTAATTATGATGTGATTCATATTCAGCATAAACCAATTGCTGAAAAAATATGTCAATTATATCCGGGTATCCCAAAACTATATACCATCCACTCAGAGGTTATTTCTGTAGAAGAACCAATATTACATCCATCCATAAAAAAATATGTAGCAATTAGACCTAGTATAGCAGATTATATTGAAAATGATTTTAGGATTCCATTGGAAGATATTTCAGTTATATATAACCCAATTGATGAGAATAGATTTAATTTAAATAAATCATCAAATGATAATTATGTTTTATTTGTTGGAACAATTGATTATTTAAGAGAGAAAACAATAAGAGACTTAGTTATTTATACCAAAGAAAAAAATCTTGAACTTTGGTTGGTTGGAGATAGTTCATCAAATTACTTATCTGAATTATTAAATGATTCTCATGTTAAACATTTTAAATCAACTTGGAACATTGAAAAATATACAAAAAAATGTGTTGAAACTGCTGGTATAATGTTAGGTAGAACAACAATTGAAGGCTGGATGTGTGGAAAAGGTGGTTGGATTTATGAAGTTAATGATATTGGAGATATTTTGAGTAAAGAATTTCACTTACCCCCAAATCAAGAGGAGTTGGAGGACAAATATTTTGGTTCAACAGTTGCAAAACAAATAAAGGATGAATATATTAAAATAATATAATGAAGATATTGGTAAAATTTCCAACAAGGAATAGAAAAATTAAATTTTTTAATGTTTTAAAAATATACCAAACTCTTGCAAATAATTTGGATAATATGTTGTTTTTAATAACAATTGATGAGGATGATATCGAAATGAACAATTCTGATTGTTTGGAAATTTTATCAACTTTTAAAAATTGCAAGGTTGTGGTTGGTCAAAGTTCTTCAAAAGTACATGCAGTTAATAGAGATATGGACTATGCAAAAGATTGGGATATTTTGCTTTTAGCATCAGATGATATGATTCCCCAAATTAAAGGATATGATGAAATTATCATTAATAAAATGAAAGATATATATCCTAATACAGATGGGGTTCTGTGGTTTAATGATGGGTTTAAAAAGAGTGAATTAAATACAATTTGTATTTTGGGCAAAAGATATTATGAAAAATTTAATTACATTTATTATCCTGGATATAAATCAACATGGTGTGATAATGAATTTATGAGTGTTGCAAATTTATTAGGTAAGCAAACATATTTTGATGATGTCATCATAAAACATGAACACCCAGATTGGGGATTTGGAAAACAAGATGAAATTCATAAAAAAAATTATCAAGATTTAAATTATGATACAAATCTTTACAATAACAGAAAAAAAATTAATTTTGAATTATGAATAAAGTAATATCTTTTAGTCTTTGGGGAGACAATCCAAAATATACTTTAGGTGCAATTAAAAATGCTGAATTGTCAAAAACAATTTACCCAGATTGGGTCTGTAGGTTTTATTGTGGGAAATCAGTGCCAGAAGATATTGTTGAAAAATTATCAACATTTGATAATGTTGAAATTGTTAAAATGCTAGATGAAGGTGATTGGACTAGTATGTTTTGGAGATTTTATGCTTGTGAAGACTCAGATATAATGATATCAAGAGATACTGATAGCAGAGTATCAATTAGAGAGAAATTAGCAGTAGATGAATGGCTAAAATCCAATAAAGATTTCCATATTATGAGAGATCACCCTTACCACAACGCACTAATAATGGGTGGTATGTGGGGATGCAGAAATAAAATATTAAAAAATATTAAAAATTTAATTAATGAATATGTTAAGGGTGATTTTTGGCAAATTGACCAAAATTTCCTAAAAGATATTATTTACAATAAAGTTAAAGAAAATTCTTTTGTTCATGATTCATATTTTACTTTAGAAAAAAATACAGTTAAATTTCCTAATAATAGAATGAATAATGAATTTGTTGGCGATGTTTTTGATGAGAATGAAAATAGACATCCTAAATTTTATTTAGAAATTTATTAAAGAATTATGAAATTAACAATTTTAATTTGTGTGCATAGTATAAATGAATTTTATGATATGTTATTGAATAAATCAATAAATTCATTGGTTAATCAAACTTATAAAAATTTTAAAACTATTATTGTTTTAGATGAATGTTGGGATTATACTCAAAAAATGATTGAATTAGCAAATTACAATTTAGATTTAACCATATTAAAAAAAGATAAAAAACAAGGATTATCATATGCTAAAGAATTTGGTTTAAAGCATGTTGAAACTGAATGGGTTGGATTTTTGGATGGCGATGATTTATATTTACCAGACAAACTTGAAAAGCAACTTCACTACATAGAAAATAATGAAATTGATTTTTTAGGAACACATGCTTGGAATATTACTGGAATAAATGATGATAATTTATTGCCAAGTTGTTTTGATGTTAATGACAATATAACTCATTTAGATATTTTTAATAAAATTTTTAGTGAGAATGTATTAACTCATGGTTCTATGTTAGTTAGAAAAAATGCATTATTAGAATTAGGTGGATATAGAGATATTAAAGGTATGGAGGATTGGGATTTATGGCAAAGAGCCATTAATAATGGGTATAAGTTTTATCAAATACCTGAAAGATTATATATTTATAGATTAAATACTAGTATTATTAGATAATATGAATAAAATTAAAATTTTATTTTACTCACATACCATAGACTATGGGGGTACTTGGAGGTCACATGAAAGAATATTATTAAATTTAAACCTTGATTTATTTGATGTATACGTTTGTTATAATCCTAACCAAGACAATAATCGGTTAAATTTTTTAAAAACAAAACTAAACAATTCTCAACTAATACCTTTTGAGGCGTCAACAGATAAATTAGGCCCGGATATGGGTTATCCTTATAGAGAAAATAATTTTACCAAAATAGTTAAATCATATAATTTTGACATAATTCATTTTGCAAGAAGTGGATATTTTGAATGGCCGTTTAATCAAAGAATTTGCCCAATTCAAATTGAAACAAATATATTTGGTGGTAAGGATTTTTCTGAATTTTTAGATTGTTCTGTAACAATTAGTAATAAGGTAACAGAGATTAGAAATGGTTCTGATTATATGATTTACAACCCAATTCCTTTTCCGTTAAATTCAAAGGATAATTTAAAATTAGAATATAATATCCCTAAAGATTATTTTGTATTTGGTAGAACGGGTAGAAAAGATAATTTTCATCCAATAGCTTTAAATTCATTAAAAAAAATAAAAGATAATGGTTATAAATTTAAATACATTATAATTGGCGCATGTTGTCAAACTATAAATTTAATTAATAGTTTAGAATTAAATAATAATTGTATAATTATTGACCCAACAAATGATGATGAATTAATACATAAATTCCATAATACTATTGATATGTTTTTACACTATAGAAGTGATGGAGAAACATTTGGAACTGCAATAGCACAATCTATGATTTATGGTAAACCAATTATTTCTCATTTTGCTGGATATAATGCTCAAGATGAAATTATAAAAGATGGTGGATTTGTATGTAAAAATGAAAACGAATATGTAGAATCTATTACAAACCTTTGTAATGACAAAGAATTATATAAAACAATGTCCTATAATGCAAAAAACAGGGCAATAGATTTTGAAGAAAAAAAAATAACATTAGAATGGGAAACTTTATATCAAAAATTATATGATAATAGATAATATAATTAAAACTAAAGTAGATTGGTTTGAAATATATACTTTCAAAAATGATGGTATTGGTGGGGATATAATTAACGGAAAAATTTGGGAAAAACATATTATTGAATTTTTAAAAACTAATTTAGATAGTGACTCAACCTTTATAGACGTTGGAAGTAATTATGGGTGGCATTCAATAATTGCCTCTAAGTATTGTAATATAGTTTATAGTTTTGAACCTCAAAAAATTATGTTTGATATCCAAACATTATCAATTAATGATAACAACATTAAAAACATAATTGTATATAATTTTGGATTAGGTAATGAAAATATTGTATCTAAAATGAATCAAATTAATTACAATTCTCCTTGGATTAATATTGGTGATTTAAGTGTTGGTGCTGGTGGTGAAGAAATTAATATAAAAACAATTGATAGTTTAGATTTACCAAAAATAGATTTTATTAAAATTGATGTTCAGGGATATGAAAAATTTGTGTTAGAAGGTGGGGTTGAGACAATAAAGAAAGATAAACCAACATTGATTGTAGAGTTAGAAAATTTTCAATTAACCAAATTTGGATATGATGATTCCAATATTTTTAAATTACTTAAAGATATTGGATACATTCCTTTTTATTTAGAATATGATTATCCTTCTGACCATATTTTTGTACATAAAGACAATATTGAATTGTTTACTCAAAAAAATAATATCCAACCATTAACCGAAGGGAATCACTTAAATAATAATTTAATAAATGGGGTTATCAATAAAATTATAACAAATTATTAATATGTTAAAAATACTTTTAATACAAGAGAATGGCAGACATAATGAAAATAGACATTTTAGAGAATGTTTTTGTTTACAAAGAGCATTTATTAAGTTAAATCAAGAATGTGATGTTTGGGGTTTAGGTCACAATAATTTTAATGATAATATAGATTATGAATCATATGATTTAATAATAAATTTAGAAAATTATAATGAGACAGGATGGGTTCCAAATTTATCTAAAGTTAAAACAACAAAATTTTTATGGAGTATTGATGCGCATGTAAAAGGGGAAGAAGGGTATATAAAAGAATATAATAGAGGTAATTATGACATTTTATTACACTCAACTAAAGATTATGTTAATAAAGATTATAAGATTTGGTTTCCAAACTCATTTGATGATACATTAATCTCTCCAAGAAATGCTGCTAAAAAATGTGACCTTGGGTTTTGTGGTAACTTACTTAATAGAAACAACTATATAGATTTATTATCAAGTAATTTTAGTTTTATATTTGATAATTTTGTTATTGGTGACTCTATGGTTAATGCAATAAATTCCTACAAAATACATTGGAATTGTAACTTATCAAATGATATTAATTATAGAAGTTTTGAGACCATAGGATGTGGCATACCCTTAGTGACTAACTATAATTACCAGTATGAAGAATTGGGTTTTATTGATGGTGTAAATGTTATGATGTATAAAGATAATAATGAAATGATTTTAAAAATAAAACAATTACTATCTAATGATAAATTAAGAGAGTCTATTGGTAAATCTGGATTGGAGTTGTCAAAAAAGCATACATATGAAAAAAGATGTGAAACTTTAATAAATCTATATACCACAAAAATATGAATTTTATAACTACAAATCATCAAGGTGGGATATGTAATGTTATGTTTAAATTATCTGCATCAATTAGTTTGGCTTTGGATAATAATGTTGATTATATTTTTTCAAATGAATTTTTAAGACCAATTAGTACTGAGACGCCAAAACCAGGGTTTGACCCTGATTATAGTGTTTATAAAGATAATTTATTACGTAATATTACTTTTATAGAGAAATTACTATTACCATATAGAGTACATGTAGAACCTATAACATTTAATTATGGGCAAATAAAATATAACATAGGTGAAAATTTATTAATTGAAGGTTATTTTCAGAGTGAAAAATATTTTATAAATAATAAAGATTATATTATCAATCTTTTTAAACCAACTATAAATATTAAACAAATTATTTTGGAAAGATTACCAAATGTTCAAAATTCAGTTTCAATTCATATTAGAAGAGGTGATTATTTATCATCATCTAATTACCATCCACAACAATCTATAGAGTATTATATGTCAGCTATTAATTTGATTGGTCTTGATAGAAATTACTTAATATTTAGTGATGATTTAAATGGTGTTAAAAGTATGTTTGATTTTTTACCTAATAAAGAATTTGTTAGTTTGGGCAAAGATTATTTAGATTTATACTCAATGAGTATGTGTGAACACAATATAATATGTAATAGTACTTTTGGTTGGTGGGGTGCTTATTTAAATGAAAATAAAGATAAAAAAATAATTGGACCTAATAATTGGTTTGGACCCTCAGCGTCACATCTAAACTCTTCTGACATATTACTTGATAATTGGATTAAAATTTAAAAAATGAAAAAGATATATTCAAAAATTAATGAAACTAAACTACTACACATAATAGTTAGAAAAAATGAAATAACCCCAGGAAGAGAAGATATAATATCTGGGGATAACTTTATCCAATGTTCAAAATTAAATTTAACTAAGGGTACAACATTTAAACCACATAAACATATTTGGAAAGAAAGAACTAGAAATGTAATTGCACAAGAAAGTTGGGTGGTATTACAAGGGAGCGTCAAATGTATATTTTACGATATTGATGATTCAATTTTAACAACAGAAATTTTATATTTTGGTGATGCATCATTTACATTAGAAGGTGGGCATAATTATGAAATATTAGAAGATAACACATTAGTATATGAATATAAAACAGGTCCTTATGAAGGACAAGAATTTGATAAAACTTTTATTTTATGAGACAAGACATTACAAGTTTAAATAAGTGGTTTGGGGATAATGGTGATTATACCCATAACATAAATTATGAATTAAATAACAATTCAATTGTTATTGATTTAGGGGGGTATTATGGGTTATGGATTGATGAAATTTTAAAAAAAAATAACCCATATGTTCCTAATATAATATTAGTTGAACCTGTCCCAGACTTTTATAATCATTTAGTTACAAAATATGAAAATTATAAAAAAATAAAAGTAATGAATGTAGGTGTATCTACAGATAAAAATGAGGCAACTAAATCTTTATATTTGTCAAATGATGGCTCATCAACAAATTTTAATACAAATGGTAATTCTGTAATCCAAATTAAAACCTTACCTATTGATAAAATACTTTCAGATAATAACATTAATCAAGTAGATTTACTTCAGATTAATATTGAGGGCGATGAATATGCATTAATGGAATATATGATTGAAAGTAAAATTATTAATAAATTTAAAAATATACAAATACAGTTTCATTTAGGTATTGAAAATGATATAGAAAGAAGAATTAATATTCAAAAAAACTTAATTTATAATGGATTTGAAAATAAATTTGATTATCCTTTTGTTTGGGAGTCATGGGAAAAAAATAAAATGTAATTATCCAAGAAAGTTGGGTATTAGTATATGAATATAAAACAGATTTCTGCAAAAGGTAAGAATTAGATAAAACATTTCTATAAATGAAGAGTGATAAAGTAACAATAATTGGTACTGGGTCTTATCTACCTAATAGGGTTGTGAGTAATAGTGAACTATGTAAAAACATAGACACAACACCAGAATGGGTTGAACAAAAATTAGGTATTTTAGAAAGAAGATTTATTGCTGATGAGAAAACTTCTGATTTAGCTTACTATGCTGCCATAAATGCTTTAGAATCGGCTAACATAAATAAAGAAGATTTAGATTTAATTATAGTAGTTACTTCTAGTCCTGATCAAATATCACCATCAACTGCATGTGTTTTACATAATAAATTAGATATTGAAAAAAATGTACCATCATTTGATATTAATGCAGTTTGTGCTGGGTTTGTCTATGCTATGTCATTTGCATCAACATTAATTAGTACTGGTATATATAAAAATATATTAATTGTTGCTAGTGAAACATATTCTAAACATACTAACTTAAATAATCGTCATTGTGTATTTTTTGGCGATGGTGCTGGAGCTGTAGTTTTAGGACCCTCAGATAATAGTTGGATGGTAAGTGAAATATTGTCTAATGGTAAAGGTACTGGTATGACAGGTTTTAGAATGCCATTAGATAAACCATTTGAAATGGTAGGCAAAGAAGTTTGGGAACAAGCAACTAAAGTATTACCTGAATCAATTAAAAGTGTTTTAAAAGAAGCTAATTTAACAGCTGATGATATTAATATGTTAGTACCACATCAACCTAGTATTAATATATTAAAGTTGGTTGCAAAAGATGTTGGTTTACCAATGCATAAAGTAAAAACAATAATGGATAAATATGGTAATATTGCAGGTGCATCAATACCAATTGCTTTAGATGATGCAATTAAATCAGGTGAAATAACTTATGGTGATAATATATTATTATCAGCTGTTGGTGCTGGTTGGGCTTGGGGTTCAATGATAATTAAGTATAATCAATGATTATGAAAAAAATAGTTGTTTTTGGTGGAAAAGGTGGTCTTGGAACTAAATTAGTACCATTTCTTAAAAAAAAATATGAAGTAATTGATTTAAGTAGTAAAGACGTTGATGTAACAAACCCAAAAGAAGTAAATAATTTTTTTAATGAAAATCAAGTAGATATTGTTTTAAATATGTCAGGTAAAAAATATGATGTATTTTTAAATAGTATTACTGAGGATGATTATAAAGAAATTGATGATATGTTGAATGTAAACATAAAAGGTAATATAAATATACTTTCTGGATGCTTACCAAATATGATTAAAAATAAATGGGGTAGAGTGATATCAATATCTTCAATTTTTTCTGAAATGAATGTACCTAAAAATTCATTATATTGTGCATCAAAAGCTTTTTTGGATAGATTAATTTCGGTTGCTAATAAAGAAAATATAAAACATGGAATAACATGTAATACAATACAACTAGGATATTGGGATGGTGGAATGGGTGATAGAGTTGAATCTAAATATCAAGATATTGCAAAAGAAAAAATAGGTTTAAAAAGGTTTGGTAAAACTGAAGAATTATATAATACTATTGATTATATTATAGAAAATGAATATTTTTGTGGTGGTAATTTAAAAATAAATGGTGGATTATAAATATAAAAAATGAAAAAATTAAAAAAAGTGGGGAAAGATGTTAGGGTTAGTAATTTAGCAATAATATCAAGACCTGAATTAGTTGAAATAGGTAATCATGTAGCAATTGATATGTGGACTTATATATCAACTCAAGCAATATTGGGGGATTATATTCATATTGCACCAAGTGTTTCAATTATAGGTGGTGCGCCAGCATTAATTGTTATGGAAGATTTTACTAACATTGGTTCTGGAAGTAGAATTGTCTGCGCAAGTGATGATTTTACTCAAGGATTAATATCGCCTGTTGTTCCATTAGAACATCGAATGGTCATAAATAAACCAGTAATATTTAAAAGATACTCTACTTTAGGTGTTAATTGTACTGTTTTACCTGGTGTAACATTAGGTGAAGGGTCAATAGTTGGAGCTGGGTCTGTTGTTACTAAAGATACAGAACCTTGGACAGTATATGCTGGATCACCAGCAAAACCAATCAAAACGAGAGATTCAAAACAAATATTAGAAAGTGCTAAAAAACTTATGAACTATGAATAATTTTAAACCATCAAACAACTCATTAGACATTCCATGGATTGAATCACCATTTTTTCACGAATTATTGGATGATTCAGGGCTAACCAATAAACAAAAAGAAAATTGTAAATTTTATAATGAAAATGGTTATCTTATTATTGATTTAGAATTAACTGATGATGATATATTACCAATAGTAAATGACACGTATAGTGCACTAAATAATGAAAATACTACATATCATGCTGACCACTTTCAATATACAGAAAGTAAAAGAATATTTGAACATTGGAAAAAAAGTGACTCAATTGCTAATTTAACAATACACCCTAAAATTATTAATACTCTTAGTTATTTATATGGAAAAACGCCATTTCCATTTTCAACTATTAATTTTATTAAAGGTAGTAATCAACCACTACATAGTGATACAATACATTTTCACACAATACCACATCTTTGGATGGTTGGTGTGTGGGTAGCATTTGAAGATGTTGATGAAACTAATGGCACTTTAAAAATAATACCGGGTAGTCATAAATGGCCAGTATATGAATACCATAATCTTAATTTACCTCACCCTGATACTATTGAAAATGGGGAATCTAATAATTATAAAATATATGAAGATTTTTTAATTGAATTAATAAAAAGTAAAAAAGCCTCTGAAAAAAACGTAAGTTTAAAAAAAGGACAAGCTTTAATATGGGCTTCAAATATGTTGCATGGTGGCTGTAATGTTGAAGGTGTTACAGATTTTAATAAAACTAGATTAACTCAAGCCAATCATTATTTTTTTGAGGGGTGTGCCAAACATTACCATCCAATGTTTTCAAGACCGTTAGAAGGTCAATACGCACTTAAATGGTGTGATGATAACAACAATATTAAAACCTATTTAAATGATAAAAAATGAATTTTGAAGTAGTTTCAACTTTTGAAAATAAAATATCAGAGTTTTTTGGTTCTTCTTATGCAGTTGCTGTTGATAGTTGTACACATGGGTTAGAATTATGTTTAAGATATGTTAAAGAAACCAAAATTAATGTACCTACAAGAACATATTTGTCTGTACCATTTTTGGCAGAAAAAATAGGTATAGAACTAGAATGGAGATATGAAGATTGGGAAAATTATTATACACTTAATTATGGTGATAAAAGAATTATTGATGCAGCAGTATTGTGGAAAAAAAATAGTTATATTCCCAACACATTTATGTGTGTTAGTTTTCAATATCAAAAACATCTTTCATTAGGTAGAGGGGGTATTATTTTACTTGATAATGAAATTGATTATATTTCATTAAAGAAAATGTCTTATGATGGAAGATTACCTAACATACCGTGGAGAGACCAAGATATAGACACTCTTGGATTTCATTATTATATGACACCTGAGATTGCACAATTAGGACTAAATAAATTACAAGATGCAATCAATACCCCACCAAGGCAATGGGTAGTTACTGATTGGCCTGATTTAACTAAAATGAAAATTTTTAAAAAATAATATGAAAAAAGCATTTATTACAGGAATTAATGGGCAAGATGGCTCATACTTATCAGAATATTTATTGTCTTTAGGATATGAAGTTTATGGCATTGTTAGAAGAAATTCAGTACCTGAACACCAACAAAGCCGTATTGAATCCATAAAAGATAGAATGTATGTTTATTATGGGGATGTTTTAGACCAAACAAATTTACAAAAATTATTAGATAAAATACAACCTGATGAAATATATAATTTAGCAGCACAAAGTCATGTTAGAATAAGTTTTGATATACCAGAATTTACATTACAAACAAATTCAAATGGTGTTTTAAATATGTTAGAAGCCTATAGAAGAAGTTGTCCAAATGCTAAATTTTATCAAGCATCATCATCAGAAATGTTTGGAAACTCTGTTGATAGTGATGGCTTTCAACGAGAAACAACACCAATGATACCAGTATCACCATATGGGTGTTCTAAATTATCTGCATATTCATTAGTTAGAAGTTACAGAAGGGGTTATGGATTACATGCTGTAAATGGAATACTATTCAATCATGAATCCCCAAGAAGGGGATCCAATTTTGTAACAAGCAAAGTTATTAAAACTGCTCTTGAAATAAAACATGGATTAGCAAATAAACTAGTCATTGGCAATATGGATTCATATAGAGATTGGGGTCATTCTAAAGATTATGTAAAAGCAATGCACTTATTATTAAACCACAATACACCAGATGATTATGTTGTATCAACAATGAAAACTCATTCAGTTAGAGAAATGATTGATTATGTATTTACTAAACTAGAACTTGATTATAATCTATATGTTGTCCAAGACCAAGAATTTATGAGACCTGAAGAATTAAAATATCTTAAAGGTGATTCTACTAAAATTAGAAAAGAATTTGGTTGGAAGCCAGAATATACTTTTGAAATGTTAATGGATGAAATGATTGAGCATTGGGATGAACAAGTTAGGATTACTAAAATGATTAATAATAAAAAATATTAGTTTATATGCTAAAATTGTTAGTAACTGGTGGATATGGTTTAGTTGGTTCACATATTAAATCAGATATTAAGATTGGAAGTGAAATTGATTTAACAAACCCCCACCTTACATATGAAGCCTTTGAAAAGCATAAACCAACACATATTATTCATTGTGCTGGTAAAGTTGGTGGACTTGGGGGTAATATGAAGTATAAGGGTGAATATTTCTATGATAACATTATGATAAACACAAATGTTATAGAATCAGCAAGGAAGGTTGGAGTTGAAAATTTGGTTTGTTTCTTATCCACTTGTGTATTTCCAGATAATATTGATTACCCCCTAACTGAAAAGAAGATACATTTGGGTGAGCCTCATTCATCAAATTATCCCTATGCTTATGCCAAGAGAATGGCAGATATACAAATTAGGGCATATAGAGAACAATATGGGTTAAATTATAAATCAGTAATACCAACAAACATATATGGTTCTAATGATAATTTCTCATTAGAGCATGGTCATGTTATTCCTATGTTAATTCATAAATTATTTTTGGCAAAAGAAACAAAAACTGATTTTATTGTTTGGGGATCTGGTAAACCATTAAGAGAATTTATTTATGTTAAAGATGTTGCAAGATTAAGTGAATGGGTTTTAAATAATTACAATGAATCTGAACCAATTATTTTGAGTCCCTCATCTGAAATTAGTATAAGAGATTTGGTTGACTTATTGGTAAATTATTTTAACTTTAAGGGTAAGGTAATATTTGATGATTCTAAACCTGATGGACAATTTAGAAAGCCATCTGATAATAGCAAATTGATGTCATATTTACCAGATTTTAAATTCACCCCAATTGAGGAGGGGTTGAAGGAAACAGTTGAGTGGTTTATTGAAAATTATACTTATGCAAGAAAATAAAATAGCATTGATATCTGGGATAAATGGTCAAGATGGATCATACTTAGCAGAATTATTGATTGAGAAAGGATATGAAGTTCATGGAACATTGAAAAGAAATTCAGTTGCAGAAAATCAAACATCAAGATTGGATAATATATATGATAAGTTAAAATTACATTATGCTGATTTGACTGACTTATCATCATTAATTAGAGTAATACAAGATGTTAGACCTAATGAGATATATAATTTGGCAGCACAATCTCATGTAAGAATATCATTTGACCAACCCATTTACACAGCAAATGCAACTGGACTTGGCGTTTTAAACTTACTTGAAGCGGTTAAACTTGTAGATAAGTCAATTAAAATATACCAGGCATCATCATCTGAAATGTTTGGTAATTCAATTGATGCTGATGGATTTCAAAGGGAAACAACGCCTTTAAATCCGGTATCACCCTATGGTTGTTCAAAAGTATTTGGGTATAATATTGCAAGAAATTATAGAAATTCATATGGTATGTTTATATCAAATGGGATTTTATTTAATCACGAATCCCCAAGAAGGGGGACAAACTTTGTAACAAACAAGGTGGTTAAACAAGCAGTTAAAATAAAATTGGGATTAGCTAATTCATTAAGTTTGGGTAATTTGGATGCTACAAGGGACTGGGGACACGCAAAAGATTATGTGGAGGCAATGTGGTCAATATTGCAATTAGATAATCCTGATGACTTTGTGTGTGCCACAGGGGTATCCCATTCTGTTAGAGAATTGTGTGAATATGTTTTTTCATACTTGGGGTTAAATTATATGGATTATGTAAAACAAGATGAAAAATTTTATAGACCAGAAGAACTATATGATTTAAAAGGAGATGCAACAAAATTAAGGAAAACAATTAACTGGCAACCAAAATATACATTTGAAACAATGCTTGATGAAATGATAGAATATTGGTTACATAAATTTAATGATGAAAATTTGACTACTAAATTCTAGTTCCTATTATTTATTATTAAATAAAAACAACTTAATGACGAGAAGAAGATTTGTGAAAAAAGAAGATGAGGTTGAGTTAGCTCCCCAATCTAGGAAAAGCCAAATTTGTAGTTTACTTAAAAAGAAAACAAAAGAAAAATTCCTAAATGACAATCAAGTGGTTTATTATGACAAATTGTTAAATAACCAAATTACAATTTGCATTGGTCCTGCTGGAACTGGAAAGAGTTATATGTCTATGAAAGCAGCCATTGACTTACTTGCAGACCCCAGCAATACATATGACAAGTTGGTGATTGTTAAACCAGCAGTTGAAGCAGAAGAGAAACTAGGGGCGTTACCTGGAAATGTAAATGAGAAGATGGATCCATATATTTATCCATCATTTTATTTAATTAACAAAATAATTGGCAAAAATATCCGTGAGAAATTAATGGATATGGAGGTTATTGAGGTTATGGCTCTTGCTTATATGAGGGGTTTAAACATTGACAACACCATCTTGGTATTAGAAGAGGCACAAAATACCACACCAAATCAAATGAAATTACTATTGACAAGAATAGGTTTTAATACTAAATTCTTTATATCTGGAGATTTGGAACAAACTGATAGATATAAAGACAAGAGGGGAACTGGATTATATGATGCCATGGAAAGATTACAAGGCATCTCAGATATTGCTCACCATGAATTTTATAGTGAGGATATTGTTAGAAACCCCATCATAAGCAAAATTTTAAAAAAGTATGACAATAGCAATTGATTTAAATGGAATATTAAGGGACACTATTGGGAAGATAGAACAAGTTTATGATAAGTTTTATGTTGCAAATGAAGATAATGAATCAGAATTTAAATATGAAATAAATTACCCAATTGATTCCTTAAATCTTTTAAATCATTTTAAATTTCCATCGGATGATGATTTGTATAATTTTTTATACATTGAACATCCGATGGAGATATTTGGGCATGCAGCATCTGTTGAATATACAGGGATGAATGATTTGAATGATTTTTATTTGGATATGAGAGATAATCATGAGATTATTATTGTTTCTGATGAAATTGGAAAATCAAAGCCAGCAACATTATTCTTTTTATCAAAATTTTCTTGTTTGATTGAAAATATAAAATTCTATAGTGAACAAACAAAAAATGAGATGATTAAACCAATAGATGTTTTACTTACGGCTAATCCTAACCTATTATTAGATGTGCCAAACAATTTGGTTATAATTAAGTATGAACAAGAATACAATAAAAATATTAAAACCAAACATAGCATAAATAAACTAAGAGAATTTAAAGACAAAATTTTAGAACTATGTTAAAAATTTTAGGAGAACATTATTATGTTGATTTAGATATTGTTGAAAAGTATGTTGATATGACAGAAGTTGCATCAATAGAAATAACAGGTACAACAGATACAAAAATAAATATTATAAAATATGAACTTGTAAAACTAATGTTAGATGTTATTCTAACAGAGAATGATGACATTGATGAAAAACTTGGATTAAGTTCAGGTAATAACTTGACTCTACCATTTAAATTGGCATTTAATACATTATTAAACAAAAAGATAATAAACAAATATTAACATGAATGATATTAAACCAAAAATTGAAAATTCTTTAAATATCTTAAAAGATAAGAAATCAAGGATTTATTTTGTGGCTCAAGACACAAAAGGAAATGCTAGGGCATCCATAAAATATATATACGATGTGGCATTATCATTAAAAGATAACGGCTTCAATCCTATTATATTACACGAAAAGAAAGATTATTCAGGTGTTGCTTCTTGGCTTGACGAAAGTTATATGACCTCATTACCCCACCGTTCAATTGAGGGGGAGAATTTGGAAATTAGTCCAGAAGATTTTATTGTACTTCCAGAAATATATGGATTTATTATGGAACAAATAAAAGATTTGCCTTGTGGTAAAATTGTATTGATGCAATCTTACTCTTATGTTTTAGATACATTACAACCAGGGCAAAGTTGGCCTTCATTAGGATTTTTAAAATGTATAACAACTTCTGAAAAACAAAAGGATGAACTAGATTCATATATGAAGAAAATGTCTTATGACATTATTACCCCAGTAATTTCAGATTTATTTGATAAACCAAAAGTACCCCCAATGCCAATTATTGCTGTTCACACAAGAGAGCAGACTGATACAATTAATATTGTTAAACAATTTTATTTAAAATACCCCCAATTTAGGTGGTTCACATTTAGGGATATGAGGGGTCTTAGCCAAAGTGAATTTGCTAATTCTTTAAAGAATTGTTTTTTAAGCGTTTGGATTGATGATATTAGTGGTTTTGGAACATATCCATTAGAATCTATGGCTTGTGGTATTCCAGTTATTGGTA